AACATCATCCGCATGACTTCTAAATCTCCAAAAATAATAAGTTGTTTGTGCTCTAACCGTCTCGGAAAAGAAAGACAATCCCACAATTACTATCAGAACTAAAATTAAAATTTCGCCTTTCCATTTTCTCATTTCTTATCCTCCTTTAAACAAGAAAAACGACTTACTTAATGAAATGAATCATCAAATAAGTCGTCTATTTATATTCTACCAGGACGTCCCCGACTAGCGTTTAGCATAATCGGTTGTCATTCAGCTGTTAAAATAAACTACCTTTTTATTTATTATAATATATATTTAGTATAAAATAAAGAACTATTATGGTGCTCGTAAAACAACAACCACTGGTTTCTTTGTTGCTACACTTAAAGCCCAACCTGAATTCATCATAGATTCAAGTTCAGATTTATCTGTAACATGTAAAGTCCCTGCTACACCAGCTATTTTTTTACCACCTTTACCAAATAATTCTACTGTCTTTACTTTATCATCCACATTTATACTTAATATTTCCATTACAACTCCTTATACTATACATAATTTCCTGTTCTCATGGAAATTGTTGTCCATTTTCATCGATATGTTTTGCAAACATAGAAGTATCGACCAAGAAAGGAAATTCCATATCTTGATACTTCTTAAATTTCTCAACCCCACAGTTTGCAAATACATTTTCATCTTTAACTCTATCACACCAAAACAAATCTTCTGTTCCTATGCGGGTTTCATATCTTAATTCTTCTGGGTCAAACCATGCACTTCTAGGAGTTTCAAATACTCTTCTTACTACAACAGGTCCACCAAGAGTGCTTGTTGTATAAGCTTCACTTTTATCATAAAGATATCTTAATAATGAAGCATGTATCAAAGTACAACCCATTGGTATTCCATCTACCATTACTTTGTCACCCATTTTCCAATCCGTATAATAAGAATTACCTCTACCTCTAAACAATAAAGGTTCAGGATGGCTTCCTTTACAATAATAAAGACCAGATACAACTGGGATATCACCTTTATTCATATAATCTGTAATCTTTAAGAACGTGTCCGGTGGCAAAACCACATCGTGGTCTATAAAGAATAACCATTCAAAATTATTCTTCAGACAATATTTAACACAAATATTTCTTGCGTCAGCTACTGCCCATCCCATAGGACTAAACTGGTCAAAGTACTGAAAGACATCTCCATTAGCCCAATTACAAGGAATAACTTGACCAAATCTTGCTAGTACCCATTCTATTCTTACCTGACCTGTTGTTGGTACAGCAATACATATTCTTTTCTTCCATCCTTCCCATACATCTCTTTTAGGATGAAAGAGTTTAGGTTGCATTAAGTTTACCATTCCCTCATTTTCTTCTGGTGTGTTTTTATTTTCCATATTGCATACCTCTTGCTTTTTGTACTTCAAGTTTTGCATCTTCAATTTTCTTACCTTCTTCTATTGTCAACTTCTTCATAATGACTTCCATATTACCATTTTCCCACCAAGCATTTCTTTCCAGATACCAAGGTTTAGGTCTATAGATAGCATAAAGAAAATCCTTAGGGTCAAAGTAAGTAAAACTTGCTTGATTGTATCCCTTAATATGTGTAGGGTCTTGCCAGAAACCAAAGCTACCAGCATAAGGTGTTGATATCATTAATTGTCCACCTGGTTCCATAACTCTCCACCACTCATTAAAGATGTCAATTATCAACCATGGTTTCAAATGTTCAATTAAATGCGATACTAATATTGTTTCACAACAGCCATCTGGTAATGGATAAGGAACTGTTTCAGCATCATGTACAATATCTACTCCTGAAAGAGGTCTCATATCCATACCCACATAACCATCTTGTTTAGAACCACCACATCCCACATCTAGTTTTATACCATGGGATTTTTCTTCCAATAATTTATTAATTTTTTTAAAATCTGTCATCTACTGCTCCTTCTTAACATTAGGTTGTAACTCACTTGATTTTGCAAGTAGTTTTTTCATATAAAAAGGGTCTTTGTTTCTTCCTTCACTTCTTTCTATTGATTCTTTTGGCATACCAATTTTATGCTTCCAATTATCATTCCCTTCATTAGCTTTACTAACAGCATCCTTAGTATTTTGATGACAAGGTATAGATTTTTTTCTTGCCTTTCTCATCTTCTTCATATGGAGTTTCATCTTCTGTTTTCTTTTTCTAAGGGAATTAGCTTTGATTGATTCTGAACTATCGGCAAATACACCTTCTTCTCTATGGCGTTTTCTTGCATCTAGAACATTTTTGATATGCTCGGGTGTTTGTTTCTTACCTGGAATCATGCCCATAAAAACCTCTTTTAAAAAGGGAGGACTATTACATCCTCCCTATAATTATACTACTTATCTAACTCTTAGCTAAAGCGAAGCTGATATGTAGCGTTTACGTTCTGATTTGATGCCCATTGGCTTGTAGTGTAAGTAGTTCCAGCTAAAATAGAACCACTTGCACTAGTATTTGCTAATGCAACATTTTGAATTGTACAAGTACTACCCATACCAGAACCTGCAAACTGTGCAGTACATTGAAGAGTTTTAGAAGCTACCGCTGTATTAGTAGTAGTAACTCTTACACCCGTCTCACCTGCAAGTGAGGTATCTGTAACTCCTGGAGCTGTACCAGTTCCAATAGCCATATGTGTAACCTGTTTAGAACCTGTAACAGCACCAAGTGCTCCTACAATATAGTCTTGAAAGCCTAGGTTCACGACGGTGTTTTCAACAAACCCACTATCACCTACAACCTTTCCTGTTTTGATGTCAACGATTTGTGTTCTAACAAATCCTTTGACTTTCATCATCTCGATTGAACGCCCCATTATAGTAACCTCCTTTCAAACAATGTAGTGGGGGTGTATAAGTTCACCATTACTTTATTATAATATATTATATTTAAATAATATATAAAATTATTCATTCCGCCTCTTAATTTGTTCTTCTCTAGCTTCTCGATGTTCAATTAAAGTATCACATAAGTAATTAAATCTATACCTAGATTTTATTATTCTTTCTTCTTGTATAATCTTATCCATACATTTTTCTCTTCCATAAATATCTAACAAAGTAGTATGAGAATGATGCTTTACTATAGTATCTGAACACCAACCTGTTTTCCACCAGCTGTTTTCAAATCTAATAATCCATTCATCTTCTGCTGTTAATTCTAATTTCTTATCAAAGTATCCTACTTCATTAAAGCATTGTCTCCTTACTAAGCAAAAAGACATACCACCAAACTCCCATTTTTTATCAAAATTGTTCCATACTTTGCCTTCAATTAGGCCTATTCTATTATCAAGCGTATAATTCCACATCTTATCAAGCCAAAACTTGTCAAATATTTCTATATCCGAATCTATTAAAGCAAACCATTTGCATCTACCCGCTCTAATTCCTACATTTCTTCCATCTCCAATACCTTTATTTTTATTATTCAATATAACATGACTTATGTTATCAAGAAGCCACTCCTTCGAGGTATCTTTACTATTTTGGTCTACCACGATTAAGTTATAAGGACCTACAGTATTCTCTCGTATACTCCTTATCAACTCCTTGATGTGGATATTATTGTTACAGTTGAGAATGATAATGTCAATCTCATCTATTAGGTTTAGTTTTTTCATATTACTTTCTCCATCCAGCTATTCTTTCTTCTTTTAATCTTCTCCAACCATGTGGATACAAAGATTGCTCCAAAAACTTCTCTGTATATTTAAAATGTAATTTCTCATCTCTAGCTGATAAAATTTTAATCTTCTCATCTTCAGAAAAAACTTTATTAATAGTAACATGATTATAATGAAAGATATCTGTATCTGAACAATAGGCCGTCTTCCAACCTGACCATTCCAACCTGGCAAATAATTCTAAATCTCCACCAAATAATATCTTCTTATCAAACAGCCCTATATCAGTTAAACATTTTCTTCTAAACATGCAAAAAGAATTGCCTGAATATTGATGCTTTTGATATAAGTCGCCCCATATTTTTGTTTCAATAAAGCCAACTTGTTCATCTATGGTATATTTCCATATCTTATTAAACCATTCTTTATCTTTAATAATAACATCAGAATCTAAAAGAACTATCCAATCTGCTTTTCCTGCTCGTATACCTTGATTGAATCCTTCACCTGCTCCTACATTTTCTTTATTCAATATTAAATTAGAAACATTTTCTTGAAGCCATTCCCTTGAACCGTCTTTAGAGTCTTGGTCGATAACAAATAAATTATAACTAACAAATGTATTTTCTTTTATACTTTCAATACACGGTTCAATATAACCTTTGTTATTATAATTAAGAGTTACTATATCAATATTATTTTTTTGGTTTAAGTTTGTCATTTTCCCTTACCCTATGTAAACATTTTTCACATTCTTTTTCATAAAATACCATTTGATAAACTTCTGTACTATCAATGAATGCTTCCCATATATAGCATCTACCATTTTCTCTGAGTAGACACCATTTAGGTGGTTTATATATTGAAATCTCAACCATTATACTTTCCTTAGCAACCAATCAGGTATTCTAATATGCTCTTCTGAATAATCCCTTGGGATTTGAATATAATCAACTTTTGTTTCTTTTATAAAATCAGACAATGCTAACTGTACTGACTTCCTATCATAATCATGATCTGCCAAAAAGCCACCCTTCTTTACTTTAGGATACCAATTTCTCATCCCATCTAATACTGGTTGATAATCGTGGTCATCATCTAAATAAATAAAGTCAAAACTATTATCTGCCAATTTCTGTGATGCCCTAATAGAACCTGTTGGTAAAAAAGTTACCTTACTACCAAAAGGAAGTATTGAACCAATCATATGTCTTAAATTAGCAAGATGCACATCATCTGGGATGAAGCCTGACAATTCATCATCATAAGATTTATATCTATCGACCAAAGTAACAGATTCAACATCAGTAAACGTAGTCAGTATGCCTACAGAATTATGTCCCCCACGAACACCTACTTCTACAATATCTTTAGGACAACCAAACTTTGAAGCAACAAACTCAAACGACGAACATACTCTTAACATAACTTTTTCTCCTATCTTGAAGTGTATACTTTAGCATCAGGGTCTTCCTTACATGCTTTTAAATACCGTTCTATTACAGCAATTAATATATCATAAGTTCCCCAACCATTATCAGGATTGAATTTTTTAAACTTCTCGGGGTCATTTTTTAAAACCATCAACCCTAAAGACAATGGTGTTATAAGTTCTTTTGCATACTCTATACCTAATTCTTCTGGCCTCCACAGACATTGATAAAGTTTAGCCTCATGTGCCATACCTCCTAAATTATGAGTAATGTTTGCTTCAAATACTTCTGTTTCTTGAACCTTTACTAAAGAAATATCAAGACTCATATTAGCCTCCTACCAGTTATCAATTTCATGTAATACTTCTTCCATATCCTGTGTAAATTTATTCCACGTTATATCTTTTACTAAATTTGCTATCTTTAATTTTGCGTGATAACATAATTCTAATTTTTTTAATAGTGAATCCCAGTTAGAATTATGATATGGTATTATTCCACCTAAGAAACAATCTGCATTACCTACATCTACTGGAATAATCATTTTCTTTCCACAAGCTAAAGATTCTACTAATGGTAAAGGCCCGCCTTCCATTCTAGATGTGCATAATGTATAATCACATCTTTCTATAACTGAAGGTATCTCTTCAAAAGGAATATGGTCTGGGTGTAATAACTTTACCCATTCCAATTGCTTAACCTTATCATATAGTTCAAAACCTTTTCTATACTTATTATAAAAATGTCCCAACCAAGCAATAACTAATTTGCATTCAAATTGTGGTTCAGGTGGAATAGTTATTGTCCTTATATTTTTAAATCCTTTTTTTCTTAACTGTCTTTCATATTGGGGAGCCATACAAATAATATAATCACATCTTTCTGCAAACAATTCAAAATTACCATCTCCTGAATCATGTGTAAAGAAAGCTATACTTATTTCATTTCTATATTTTTCTTTTGGGACCATATTATATAAACTATAAAATATTACTTCCTTTCCCTGACCATCACCCTTAGGCATATACTCAGCAAAACTTTTACTCAATCTAGGAAGTACCCATTCTCCGCCTGTCTGTCTTACTTCTATTTTCATACTATATCCCATTTTTTAATATCTGGTAGATTGACTGTCTTAGTAATTAAGTTTTGATATGTTCTATTTATTGTTTCACCCTTTTTATGTAGTTGCCAATTAGTTTTCCTTTTGATTTTCTCAGGCCATGGTATTCGGATATTTAAGAACTCCTCTATCTCCTTTTTATTTTTGAAGATATTTTCGTATCTTACAGACATTAAAGGAAAAGAATGGGGAAAATTCCAACTGTCAAATCTTTCTTCTAATTTTAATTCATCATGTGTATAAAGTAAATCTTTTTTACTATAACTAGAACCCATGTGCCAAAAATGTTGCTGTCCTTTAAAATTATAAGTTGATATAACAATATTTCTAATATCTCCAAATAAAAATAATACTTTAGGCTGTGGCTCTATAATATTTTTTGGTGCAAAATCATGTGTAGCATAAACTTTGTTTTTTTCCAATAAATCATATTCTTCTACATCTACAATATAACTATCTTGAATTGATTCTTCTTGCTTCAATGCTTTCTTGATTGCATTAAAAATAAATGTAGTTCCACATCTTCCTAAACTTGCTATAATAATTGGTTGGGTCATTGGTTGTCTCCTAATTTAAATAATGATGCAAAGAGAAAATGATAAGCATAATATAAAATCATATTTAATAAAGTAACAATAATTGCAGTTACTGTTGTTCCCCAAACTTTAATAAACAGTTCAACATATAATTTAAAAAATATTATATCTACAGATACTATTAATAATCTATATAAGATACCACTTTTTAAAAGTAACCAAAGATTAATCTTTCTTATTGCCATTCTTCCTAATCTCCGTTGCTGAAATAGATTCTGTTTCTTTATCTAAAATAATTTGTCTTATTCCCCAGCCCACTTTTCTCCCATAACATACTTCTTCAATATCTGGCATTGCCATTACAACAAGATTTCCTTCAAAACTTTCCTTTTTAAATTCTTTAGCAAACATACCAATTCTTTCTTTTAAAGTATAAGGATTATTATTATTATCTATTCCTGTATCTCTAAGACCTACACAAACTTTTTTACCTTCGTTTAATACTGAACGAATAAGTTTAATATGCCCCTCGTGTAATGGCTGGTATCTTCCAATGAATAAACTATAAAAAGGTTTTACTTTTGTACCTAACAATATTTTTTCTACTTCATCAACACTCTCTTCAATAGTGTTATTATTGTTATCTATTTCTATACATATTGTTGGCTCTTCATAAAAATGTCCGTCTCTCTTAGGAACATCTCTTTTAATATATACAAAAATAGGAGAACAAATTTTATATATATTATTTCTTACTTTTTCCATAGGGGCAATTGAAGAAATAACAACATCAGCCTGTCTACTTAATTCTTTTGCTAATCTTGCTACTCTATAATTATTTTCCTCTCTATCCTCTTTAGAAAATCCTAAACCTAAAGATACAGACCTTCTCATATCATCCCCATCTAATACAATAATTGGTTGTTTAAATTTTAAGTTTTCAGCTATTGTAGTTTTACCACAGCCACTAGGTCCTGTCAGCCATATTATTTTATGTTCCTTACCTTTGATACCTTTCATCATTCCCACTCCTTTACCTGAGTATTGTGCTTCTTTTCATAATATAATTTATCTTCTTCTAATGCTTGTACTCGATTATCCTTTTCAGAACCTTGTCTTGTAGTTTCTCCCCACATATGAACACTCTGTGTACCAGGTGCACATCTTCTTCTAAATCCTACTGTCTCCATTCTATGAATAAAATCTGCATCATCCCAGAACATTTTAAAATTAGGGTCAAATTGACCTATAGCATCAAACACTTCTTTCCTAATAAGACAAAAACATATTCCTGAATCTGATTTTCCATCATTCCAAAATGATGTAACAGAAGATTCTATTACACCAGCTATTGGATTTTCCATCATATACTTTACCATATTATTTACAGTTTGACTTCTAATTATAAATATATCACTATCCATAATAAGTAAATGATTGTTTTCTCCATTATTCCTATATTTCATTTCTTCTATTATTAAATTTCTACCTCTTGCTATTCCTACATTTTCTGCAGGTGATACATAAGAATCATTTTCCCTTAGCTCTTCTTGTATCAATACTGCTGTGTTATCTTCACTTGCTTGGTTCACTGCTATAATATTTAACTTAATATGCAATGTTGCTTTTCTGAGGAAAAAGAACCATGGTCTAACCAGCTCTTCATTGTTTCTAAACATTACTCCTACTGTCAATTCTTCTAACATTCTATCTCCTATGACATGTTTGGTAGTTTTTTATTAGGATACTTTTTCTCAAAATAAGCCTTATCATTCTTAACTGCTGCTTCCCTAATCTTACCACCTTCAGTTCCAGATGCCGTAGTAGCCCCCCAAAAATGCATCGCTACTGCAACACCCATTATAAAATGGCACATACCCACCTGTTCCATTCTATCCATAAAATCTGTATCGTCCCAGAACATTCTAAAGTTTTCATCAAACTCACCAATAACATCAAACAGTTTTTTGTTTATTAAACAAAAACAAATACCCCAAGATGTTTTAGTAAAATTTCTCCAACTATGAATCTTCCCTTCAATAATACCAACTCTATCTTCATTATTATTATGAAATTCTAATTCATGATACATCTTATCAATAGATTTATCTTGCATTATAAATACATCACTATCTAACAATAATAAATGTTCATAGTTACCTTGATTTCTTTCCTTCATAGCTTTCAATATTAAATTTCTTCCTTTTGATATACCCACATTTTTAGGAGGAGAAACAATTATATCATGAGGAGCTATCATATGTTTTGCTAACTCATTCATAGTATTATCTGTACTTGCTTGATTTACTGCTATTACCTTTAAAGAAATATTAGTTGACTTCCTTAAAAAATAGAAGAAAGGTGCCACTAACTCTTCATTATTCCTGAATAAGACTCCTACTGTCAAACTGATAGACATTGTTCACTCCCTCCTCCATTAATATGTGTATTTCGTTCTTAATTTCTTTAGGTGCTTGCTGATAAAACCGCTTAAATCTTGTATTTAAAAATGAACTGCTAATAATTCTAAACCAATTCCTATGTAATGAACTCGTTCTAAATAAAGTTTTCCATCTGCCTTCGCATCTTGAATGACCTAAATGTAAACCATGGCAACTAAAGTTACTATGCATAGGCATTGGTAATCCTGATTCTTTTATCATCTCCCAAAGTATATGTTGATTATCTATTTTATTTAATTGCTTATTAAAAAACTTTGGTATCCTTAGTCCTTTCTTTAGCATCTTATCATACTTCTGCATAATAGGATACATAATATCTAAATATTCTTCTCTTTTAAAGAAATGCAATCCTGTCATTCTATTCCCACGTGTTTCAGGAGGGTCTATTCTATCTGTATTGCTATAACAAGTATGATTGAAATCACATATAGTTCTGTGATGTTGTATTAAGGTTGGCATCTCAGGAACAATCCAGATATCAACATCTCCTATAAATATATATTTATATTTATCAAACTGTGGAAAGTAACTAGTCCACCTTAAAGATTTTATAGTATCAGGGTCATTTGGATATCCTTCAAAGCTATTTCCTTGTATATAATAGTTACTATTGTTAAAATATTTTAATTGTTCAAATACTTCAGTTGGAAGATGTCCTTTTATAGCTAACATCGCTCCATATTCTGGATAAGATATCTCTAAAAAATGCAAGAACAAAGGAAGATAATAGCTATACTTTGTATCCATAACTAAAAAGATACATAATTCAGGTTGGTTCATTGCTCTCCCACTTTTTTATCCGCCTTTTTAAGTGCTGCTGTATTTCTTATATTAAAATCTTCAAATGCTGCTTCTGTTGACTTCGCTCCCTTATCTCTAACTTCTTGTCTGTTCTTTTTTACTAATTCATTTAACTTTTCAGTTGCAACTTTAATCATCTCTTCAAACGAACCATTACATTGTGCAGATAAAGCCACTCTATCATGTGCTTTAATACCACAATCTTTTTCATAATCAATATAATGTCCTATATCAACTGACCAACCACTGCTCCTTGTACTAATTATAATAGCATAACCACAAGCTCCAAATTGTTCAGTTGTTTCTTGGAACTTCTTAAGGATACTTGTATTACGGTTTACTGCACCTGAATCTTCCCACCAGACAGTTCCTAATTTTCTATAACATGTGGGAACAAAATTTCTCATTATCAATCCTGTATCATCATACCATAATACTTCTACTACATAAGGGAGATGATAACCTTGTGCTCTTGCTATAGCTAACTTTAATTGTTTATCTCTATCAAAATAAAACTTTATCTTTCTAATAATATTTAGTAGTTTCATTTCTTTTCCTTATTATGCTTATCTATTGTTTTTAAAATCTTTATACTAAACTGATACATTGCTTCTCTTGATTTATTTACACAACCGTCTCCAAGATTAATACAAATATTATCAGATAAAAATCCACCTAACTTACTTGCTAGCTTATCATCATCTTGTAATCTTTTCTTTTTCATTACCGTGTATCCTATCTAGAGCCATTACTATCATATCTGCTTTTCCATTTCTTAATACTGTACTATGGTCTATCTTCCAAAGATGCATTTCTGTTCTACTGTGTTCAATTCCTATTGGAAGAGATAAAATTATTCTTCCTTCTGGCTTACATACTCTTTCAAGTTCTGCCATTCCTTTTGCCATACTAGGAATATGCTCTAACACTTCGCCACAAATTACAGTATCAAAACTATTATCTGGGAAAGGTAATTTATGCACATCACCATACAATGCTTTTAGTCCTTTATCTTGCATTCTTTTCAATCTGATTTTACTAATCTCAATTGCTGTAACATCAAACCCTTGCTTCATTAAAACTTCTACACAGTATCCATCTCCTGCACCCACTTCTAAAACCTTCTTACCTTTTACCTTATTCATCATAGTATATATTCTATCCCATTGACACTGCTCTTTTCTATAATGAGATTCACCTAATGGTAATTCCATAGCAAACTTTTCATTTATATCATTAAGGTCTACATCCATTCTATTCTCCAAAGGTTTTAATTTTATAATCTGGTCTACTGCCTTTACTACCATCTGTTCTGTTATTGCATCCATACATTTAACAGGCATCGGATAGCCTTCAGGGCATTCTCTCCACCACATATCGCTTGACCACCATTTAGCTTTACATTTAAAAGGTGTCTCCACATTTACATTTTCTTCATAACCAAAGAAGTGAGGAGGAGTAGGACCAAAGAGTACAATACTTCTTGTGCGAACTGCACGTGCCAGATGTACTAAACCACTTTCTGAATCTAAATGAAATGAAGATTTTGCCAATAGGGCAACTGTCTGCGCCAACGAAGTACGTCCCGTCAAGTCAATCACTCCTTCAATAACAGATTCATTCATATGGCCTAATTGAATAACCTTATAGCCTCTTGTTTTTAAATAAGATACTACCTTGGTCCACTTCTTAGGATTCCAACATTTAGTTTGTCTTGTAATATCAGACGCATTATGAACTGTAACATATTTTCCACCTTCTAACATAGTTACTAATGTAAAATCATCTCTTTTTAAAAATGCATAAAGGTCATCATCTGAACCTTCAAGATTTGCTGTCTGTATTCCTAATTGTCTTTCAGTTATTTTAACAGCTTGAGACAACTTATAATTAGACAAAGGAAATTTATTATAATAATCTATATAAGGTTCAAAACATTTATCCGTTGCTAATTTATCTTTTGCAAACCTCTTTACATCTTTATAATAAACTTTTGTTGCATATCTATTATCATATACCATATCATAATCTTGTAGCAATACTTTATCTAATAGTTGTTCCCAGACCATGTTCTGACAGATAACTATCTTATCCACACTAGGATTATTTTCTATTATTGAGTGGCCTATTCTGTCCCTAATATATAAGGTAGTTATACTATTAGGATATTTTCTTTTAACAGCCTTTGCTAGACCTGCTAATATTAAAGAATCTCCTATACCACCTATTCTTATTAATGCAATTTTTAATTTATCAGGAACTTTAGAATTATTTGTAGATTTTAATAATTGTTCTACGGGGGTTTGCTTCTGGTCAAAAACTGTTTCTGCTACTTTTGCTGTATTAACTAAATAAAATGCTTCTTGGTCAGTAACAGGATAGATTAAATTTTCACAAAAACTTGTTCCATTCCAACTATATTCTTTTCTAGGCGATAGTAATCTTATCTTAGGCATTTCGTTGGCACTCCGTTTAAAATTAGGGTGGTCATTACACCACCCCAATTGTTATTAATTTACATTCTTAAGCAGAATGCCTTATATTAAGAATTTCAACTGCTGCTGTTTCTTCTTCCAGCTTCACATCAATTCTCATTGTCATTGTTACTTCAATGATTCTTTTTCTAGGCTGTCTCATCATTTCATAAGTTATATCCCTATGTACACCAAAAAGGATATTCTTAGGATTAATTAAAAGAGCTTTAGAACCATTAACTGTTGGAGAACCACCACCACCAGAAACATCTTCTGTAGTAATAGCAGGAACTTTACGAACCTGTATGCCCTGAAAATAAGGGTCATTGTTCTCTAATAGATATCTAACAAATGCTTGGTCAACATTTTTATCAGCAAGTGCCTTAATATAATCAAGTCTTGCTTTATGAGAAACATAGAAACGAAAATCATTTTCTACATCCATATATTTACCAGGCATTAATTTTAAAGCATTAAATAATATATCATCATCTAATGTTGTTGCTCCACCAGCATCATAAGAATAGCTGGAGATCTGCTGAAATACACCATTAAGAATTTCCAGATAGTTACTTGTACCACCTGATTTATTACCATTAAGAAGTAATTTATCTGTTTCAAAAGCTACTTCTTTATTAGTAAGGTCCATAATAGTATTAAAAAGTCCTTGACCTTCAATACTATCTTCAAGAGCATCATAACCCAGATCTATAGCCATAATAACTTCTTCTGCATCAAGAGTTACCTTGGTAGTAGTTGGCTTAGTAGTTGTGCTTGGTGCTGTTCCTACTGCAGGCGGTGTCTGAAGAATATCAGAAGCATAAGTAATTTTATCTACTTGTCTTTTGTCACCCTTCATTGGTATTCTGCGTGTTTCTGCAAGTATAACTGATTTATCAATTATACCTCTAACAAAAGCACCGGCCTGTTCTGGCTCAAGAAGTCCACCTGTCGCTAGATCTCCAGACGTAAACGCCTTATCTAGTACCTCATCAATTGTTAATCTATCACCCATTATAAAAGCCTCCTTTCTCTGCTTTTAACTTATCAGAGGAAGTTGGCGGAGTTACCCACTCTACTTCATCTTTACTTACTCATTCAAATGGAAATTATCCACGGATAGAATCAGAAAAAACATCTCCGCTTTTCTTTTTGTCCTTCTGGACATCGGTATCAAGAGAAGTTTTGGTAACTCCAACTCTCTTCATAATGGCTTCTTGGGCTACGCCAAGTTTAGTAATTGCTTCATCGAAAGCTGTTAGACGTGCGTCTGCAGTTTCTTTAGCTTTTTTATCTACCTCTTCGGTTTCTTTTTTAGCTTTGTCTAATGCTTCCGCATCTTCTTTAGCTTTTTTATCAAGAACATCCTGCTCTTCTTTTGCTTTTTTATCTAAGGCATCTTTTTCTTCCTTAGCTTTTTTATCAGCTTCAACCTGTTCAGCTTTAGCTTTGTCTATCTCTTCTTCTGTCTGGAGTAAACCTTTTTTATTCAGAATTTCCATTGTGTCTTTCTGACTTTTGGTTATCTCTTCCACACTGGCAGAGACGGCGGTTAATTTGTCTAGAACCTCTTTAAGTTCCATAGCGTCTGCCTCCTTACTACTGTTTTTTGTGTAACGCTCTTCTGTTTCCAATATAATGTCATTGATAACTTTCTGAGCTTCTTTCAATTTCCTTAATCTCGAAGCAGAAATAATTCTGCCTGCTTTTTCTAAGACATCCTGTCTTTTATTAGTTACCATTTCGGTACTCATTCTAGTTATATATGCCTGAAAGGTATCTATAACTTTACCTACCGTTGCCTCGGGTTCTTGTAAGTTATCATAGCCATATACCATATAAGCTAAGTTTCCTCTGAAATACAAAAATCCATCCGAAATAGCGGTTGCAAGAAGACCGTTCTTGAACCAACCAACTATTTCTTCTTCGGTGAACTGCACACTATCTACATCATTTGAACTGGCTTTGTTAGTTTTTACCAGCTTTAGGGCAACATCATTTATCACACCTTTGAAATCAGAAAAAGCTTCAGTTACTAACTTCTTCGTATTCTTAGTGTCTAGATAAATTGCATTCCAGATTTCCTCTTGTAATGAATCTACTGCTGCTTGGACAGCTTTAAAAACAAATATGCTCATAAAGCTTTTTTCACATTCTATTTCATCATAGAACTTCTGTTGCTGAGAATCTATCTCAATATCTTTCTGTCTTTTGAAGACAACTATTTCCGCATCTGGCACAGCAGGACGGTCAACTATCGCAATCCTGTCTACTTTCGTAGCATGCAGTTTGTATTTTGCCTTAGGACTCATCTTTCTCCTCCTCGATATCTTCTCTTCCATTAAAAATTATACCCAACTGATTATAATTTAAATTAGCATGAATTCTCTTGTGTATACGTTCTGATGCTAAAACCATTAGATTTTCAAGTCTATCATCATTAGGTATTTCATTTATATGGTGAACAATCTCAGTAGAAAGTAATTTTCTACCTATGTATCTTTCAATAAGAGGCCTATAATACCAAGGTCTCCTTTCTACAATATCACCTTTCCAACTAGAACTCTTTTCACCAATAGGTTGATTTTGTTGAATTAAACTCATTTTCTTTTTCGTTTCTTCTGAAACAATTCTACCTTTATTTGATTCACTAAGGTTTCTTTTATGTTCCTTAGAGAATATTCTTCCTTTTAAGGACTTACTTAAATTACGCTTATGTGTGTCAGAAAGCCTTATTCCTTTACACCAAGATATTTTACCTTTGTTTCCCAAACCAATTTTCTTCTTTGTTTTTTCAAGACATTCTCTACCCATCATTGTTTCTGAAATTTTCTTTTTCGTTTCTTCTGAAACAATTCTACCTTTATTTGCTATGCTAATAGACCGTCTACGTTCTTCTGAATCTTTTCTACCAATATTAGCTTTGGCAATATTAGCTTTATGTTCTTCCGTAAGTACTGAACCTTTTGGTCTACTCATTATCTACCTCGATATCTTCTCTTACACCCGCTATTCTTACTGAGAAAGCTTTGTATTCACCTGAAAGAACCTTTTCCCATATTTCCAAGTCCTTAATATGTATTGCGCCGAACCATGTTCCTTTAGTTAACTTTTTACCATAGTAATTTAAATTATCTTTCCAAGCAATACCGCTCTCAACAATGTCAGCAGTAATAATATTTTTATGCATCTCATCTATTGTTCTATACTCAGCAATAAAACCATGAGCTACTTTCTCAATATCTTCTGCATTAACAACATCTCCGTCATGGTCTGCTTTATCTGGAACAAGGAATACACCATATACTATTTGTTTTTGTTTACTTACTTTTATTATCTCAATAGACTCTTCAGATACATCTTTCTCTAAAGATTTACCAACCATCATATTACCACAAGAAGGACAAGTCATTGAACTGCAGGGAGTACCTTTATTATGTGCCATTGTATATCCACAAGAAGGACATTCACAATTATTTGCTCCTCCATCACCCTGTAATTCACCACCTGTTCCTTGTCCATCTCCCCTTGCTTTAATTAAACCAGTTGTATAAGGTTCAATTGCTTTATCTAATACAAAGGATTGTGAATTAGGTAGGTAATCTGCTGTAGTTCCATCATCAAATGTTGCTAACAATTTTAGGAACTCAGGTATCTGGTCTATCTCAATTGGTTCTAAAGCAACTAGATGCTTTTCATGTTCTAGCATCCATTCTTTTGCTTTATCTTCTATCCAACCTTTATTTAATGCGAATATATAAGTTATATTCTTTTTGTCAGTCATACAATAAAGTGCTTTAATACCTTTCTCACTATTTATTGTAATTGTTCTGACTCTATGCTTTGTGTGTTTTCCTTCTGACTCTGGTACTGGGATTCTAATGTTCTTTTCTACATCTGACATTTTTTGTCTCCTTATAATTATAATATATTATATTTAAATAAAAAACAAGTGTTATTTTTATCTTACTAATCTATTACATTCAGTTTTGTATCAATTGTATAACCTAAGGTAACAACTTTATCATAAAATACTGTTACCATATAATCTTTTGTTCCTGGCTCTATAATTTTAAAACCCGACCATTGTACTTTATTCTTCTTAACTCCCCCTGTATAAATATTATAATTAATTCCAAATATTTTCTTAAATTCATTTCTCTTTGGTCCTGTGATAGCTATATAAGAATCATTATCATGTATCACAGTAGCAACTAATTTTTTATTTTCATATATTGTAGTTTTCATTTCTTCTCTTCCTTCTTCTCCTGCAACCACTTTTTATATGCTGGGTCATAATCTATATAGTCCATTCCTGCCATATCTAATTCAGGAGTTCCAACAAAACGACCATCTTGTACTTTATCTGCCATTTATAATTCCTCCAATACTATATGCCAATACTCAGCATCTGCAGGTGTTGTTTCTGAAACCAAATACTCTAACCCATCTCCTACTGTTCTTTTCTTAACTGTGATAACTTTATATTTTGAATTATTTAATGCAAGAACTTCTTGTTCTGCTGTTTTACTCATTAAAGCATCAATCCGTACTCCTGTCTTATTTTTTATAGTAAGTAATGCATTACTATGCCTTCCTGGTTCAAAGAAATGCTTAAGAGTAGCAGTTTTTTTATCAATAGTTGTTGATGCAAATGCTTCCATAGTATATGGTACATTCTTTTCCTGAGCATAAAGATACTTATTAATATCATCTTGCTGCACAAATCTTAATCCTCTATAAGTAGTACCTTTATATGGTTCAACATTTACTACTGCTGCTTCCATTGTATCTGTAAATTGTTTAGCAACTTCAAAAGTATCTTTAGTATTTTTCTGCCTCCACAACTTTAATGCTTTTGGGTCATTCCTAGCAACTTGATACCCTCGTATATCAACATAATCATGAGTACCCCATCTATTAAAAGCACGCTTTGTACTGGGACTTAAAGAATCTTCCCACGCCTTTTGACTTAACTTCTTAGGTACTGGTGATTTTACATCAATTATTGGTATTGGCTTAACTAAAATAGCATCCTTTTTAATTATATTTTTCTCCATCCATGCTATTTTTTTACGAATCATCACACTTGTTTTTACTGGTAATTTGCCACCTGCCATCAATCTAAACATTTCACTAAAATCTTCTGACCACTTGTGTGAAGCATAATCAGTAACAAAATTCGCTTGAATTTTCATGGGCGCATCAAAAGAAGCGAAGTTCACATCTTTTGATTCCTTAAACAAACCTTTCCATTCATCTAAAGCTTTTGCATTGTCTAAATTATCTGAATACGTAAAATGATAATTATGTCCATATTCATGTGTAAACAAATTTAAAACATCATCCGTTTCCATTCCTTCTCTCGTTACTGTCATGTAACCATCAGACAACTTATTCTGTTCACTTGTAAATGCACCTGCATTACCACCAGGATTAGGACCTATTTTAGAATTATATGTTTTACTATATTTTACATTTGGTACCAATTCACCAGATTTACTTACACCTAATTTTGCTAAATCAACATTTGCTTGTACTGAAGAATATGTATGCCTAACATCTCTCATCTTCTTTATTACTACTAATTCATTAAACTGCCCCTTGTTATCTGCTAATGCATCTTGCCACCAAGGTTGGTTCTTTACTCCATATCTTCTTTTCATATTACCTGTATAATCAGTAAGTAATCTATTTACATCTGCATCATCATAAATATCATAACCTCTACTTGCATATCTAGATTCTATTCTATCCAGAGTTCCTATCTTTCCTGTGATTGGTTTATATGTTTGTTCCTTTCTAATTATATAACCTGCTTTACCAATATTAGGATTAGCAGGAACAGTTGTCACATCTTGTCCATGCCATGCTTCATCTTTAGAAGGTAACTCTGATTTAACAACTATCGGATTCAATGCACATCTACAATTAATAATTTCTCCTGCTGGACCTAATGGGTCATGAGGATGTAATAATAAATTACCATTACCCATATCAAAAAATTCTTCCATTAATATTGCTGCTGAAGCACTAGCATAAGAATGACTAGTTCTAGTTTTATTATCATTTAAAGCTATCCACGTTTTCTTCTTTACATCATTCTTTTTATATGTTTCAAATCTTGTAATAGATTGTGCTGTTCTTGTTTCTGTTCTGGCAATAGTTCTAGCCCTATTCTTATATGTTTCTTCAAACATTCCTTTTATATTTTTTTCTACATCATAAGGGCTTAAACCTTTTTGCATATATCCATCATATAATTTACTTCTAAAATCCTTTAAGGTCTTCTGTCCTACTAATCCTGTTATCTTTGTTCCTCTATCTTTAAACTGTGCTATAATGCCAGGGTCTTTTAGATTGAATGCTATATTAAAACCTAATTGTTTTAAGGCCTCGTTACCACCAATTGCTGCTGCTTTCGGATACCAATGGTCAAATACTTTATCCATCTTCTCTGGCTTAACTGCTTTATCCCAACCTTTTATATGCTTATCTAATATTGCTTTTTCTTTAGGAAGCATCTTCTTTTCAATCAATACTAATTCATTCTTCTCTGTAACTACCAATTGTCTTTCTGGTATTTCTAATCCACATATATTACATTTAAAAATATGAACCTTATCCTGAATAGGCTCATCACATCTACAAACTAATCTCTTCTCATATAATTCTGGATAATTCTTTTTACTATACACTTCAAGTTTTTTATAAATGTTATTATCATTCATAAACTTTAAAGTAGCACGTTTCTCTCTTTGGAATTCTTTATACACACTATAAGTAAACTGAGCAAATACCTTCTTGGTCTTTATACTTTCTGCCTTACTTAAACATACATGGTTCAGGCATTTCTTTTTTAGTAATTGCGTCACCAATCGTCTATTTAATATAATGTTATTACTCATACTATTAAACCTTCTTACACACTTAATGCTTTAGTATCAGAGCCTATTTAGCATCTTTCACATCTTTCTTTCTTTGTTCTTCTTTTATTCTTTCATTTTTCTCTTCTGCTTCTTTCTTTTGGTCATCTGCTTCCTCATCTCCAGCCTTTCTTTCTTCATCACTAATTCCTGAGATAAGAGCCATATCTAATTCATCAACTCTACCACTTTCTATTCCTTCTTCTGTCACACCCATAGGAGTTAATCCAGATTTAATATATAAAAAGTCTCCACCTTTGTATGGGTCTAGACCTAAATCTCTTACTCTTATTTCATTTGGTGATAATGCTCCCATTTCAAAATACATATTACTAATCTCAGAATTCTTTTTCATATCAGCAATATTAATATCTTGAAATTCTACTTGCCAACCTTTTATCTCAAAACCTTTTTTAATTATCAATTCATTAATAACCCACATAAACTGTTCTTGTCTTGGATTAATAACTGAATCTAAATAAATTCTATCTGTTGCTTCTGCTACATTTCCACCTAATGCTCCTGCCTCTACTATTCCAACTCTATAAGGAGGAGTATGATGTGCAGTTAATATTTCATCTCTGTTATCTTTATGGTACATCCTAAAAGATGCATCTTTAACGTCTACATTTAATTGCTTAAATTCTATTTCAGTACCTTTTGGTAATCCCATACTTAATGTTTTATGATTACTACCTTTTAGTTCTGTTTCAAAATACTTAACTAATGCTTCTTTATCTTCCTTACTTAGATTGCCACCTTTTACTAATATTGCATAAGCAGGAATACCAAAGTTAAGAAAGAAATCAATATTATATTCTCTTTCTTTCATATCTCCAAACATTGCATAAAGGGCAGGAAGCCATTCAGGTAAACCATACAGTTGACTTCTCCAAGTATATTGTGTTATTGGTATAAGCTCGTTTGCTTGTTTTTCAAATGGTGTGTTTTCATCCCACCTACCAGTAACTCTATTTAATATTTCTGGTTCACCAAATACTTTAAACCATACATACTTCTCTCCAACCTTTTGAATAAGTCTTCTTCTATCTTTTGACCATCTGACAGTTGTAGCATTAACATGAAACAATCCATTAATTATTCCACCTTCATCTGTCTTTATACCACGACTAACTTCAATATAACCATTACCACAACCTTCAAATTCTAAAAAGACTTCTTTTAACATAGTAGTTAAATCTTGTTTATCATTAACTTTATTAAAGAAATCTTTTAATATAGAATAGTTAGCATCCTTTTCTTTCTCAGGTTCTTCTTCCCCTTCTTTTAAATCATCTGCATTAAAGTTAATAGTATAACCAAGACCAACTGTATCTTGCTGTTTCACTCTAACACAACTATTATGAACCACACTAACTTCTGTCCAACTCATTAATCTTGCTAGATTATGTGGAGGCTCAATAATTTCAGGCGTCCATGCTGTTCCTTCAATCTGCTTAGACTCTGGAGCTATCTCATATTTCTCCAACACTTCTTTTGTCACATAACGACCAGTATTGGTAATTATACCTACCTTAACTTTCCTTTCCATCTTTGCATTCTGTTTTTTCTTTACTGCCATTGTTTCACCTCTTTGTATATTTATTAATAAAACTCCACACTTACTTGACCAAAGTGTCCTTCCTTGTCTACAATACTATGAACCACTCCTGCTACACAATCACTAACATCTTTTGAGTTATGTACAAACACACCTGAAGCTAGAGCAAAATTATTATACTTAGGTACTGATAAATCATACATAACTTCTTCTGTTGCAAATAATGTCTTTATTTGTTTAACTTTATGGTTCATTACTTTTCTTTTTCTAGCTCTACAACATTCTGCATGTACCTGTCTACCTTCATCACTCAAATTAAATCTTTGTAAAGCTATATATGCATTCTTAAACTTACCATCCTTATGTGCTACTTTTATTTTGGAAACCATTCTCTCTATTCTAGTCTTATCCAAATACACTTTACCACCTTTATTTCTAACTAATTGCCTAAGTTTTTTTATTAACCTATCTCTCACTATTTGTAAAGAAGATTTATTTGTATTAGAACAACACCTTAATTTTATATTATCTTTTCTATGTTGATTCTTTGCTTTAATTGATAACTTAATATTTCTTTCTTTTGTTTTCTTAGAATTACTATTTTTATTCCACCACTTCTTCGCTGATTTTGAAATTTTTGTATAATCCATTGTACAATTATTATGTATTGTTTGATGATTCTTCCTTGTAATTATATTTAAATTAGTAGGTTCATTATTCAATTTATTAAAATCTTTATGGTGTACCAACCATCCTCTTTTCACCATACCAACAAAATATTTATGCTCTAACCTATATTTATTTTCAAATATGTCATATACACATCTATAACCAATCAAACCTTTATCTAAAACTTTTGTATATAAAGGCATTAAAGAATCATTTTCTTTAATATATTGAGCTTCTCGATAAGTACCATCTCGTAACATAAATCTATGGTCTTCTGTACACTTAATTTTTTCACCATTATCTAATTCTACTTCTATTAAAGTATTTACTACTTTAGTTATTCTAGGAGATTCTATTTTGGCAGGAACAATTTTTTTATTTTCCTTATCTATACTATAACACCAATTAACTTTACCTTGTTCATATTCTTTAACCAAATCAATAAAAGATACATGCCTACCATCTACTAATGCAACTTTAGTATCTCCAGTAAAACAGCCTTTAGGAGGGTGGTCTATTTTCTTTCCTTTTATTATTTCTAAAGCCATTGTTTCTTTCACAAAATATTCTGAAGGAGATAAGTCATCGCCTACTCCTTTAATCCAATAATAATCTAATCTGTTTTCTAATATAGCTTCTTTCAAATCTGAGTAAGGTAATATGGTTCTATCTATTGACAAGTATTCTGCATTATAACCTTTCTTCTCTAATATCTGCATCATGTCTGTACTTTCAAATCCATCAAAGGTACATAACTGTACATTAAATCCTATAGCCCTTAATGAATATATTATCTCTCTTACTTTGCTTAATTGTACTGGCTCTTCTGGAGTTCCTTG